CCACGAAACCAAAGCGGCAAACGGCCGTCGCGTAAGGCCGTGGCGGGCGGTTTGGAGGTCGCCGACGCGTATGCGAAGGCCGTGGTGCAGGGCGGCGTGGTGGCAAACCTCCGAATCCGCGCCCAGGCTGCTCGGTACCTGGAAGCGCGGCGCACCGACGCGTGGGATGGCGCGCGCCTGGACAGGCTGCTTGAGCACGCCCGCAAGGTCTACGGCTGGGAGCTGATGCCGTGGGCGGTGTGGGCGTTCGCGCACCTCGTGGCTTGGCGGAACGCCGACCAGCCGGCGGCGCGGTTCGTGGTGCTCCAGGTGGCGCGCGGCGTCGGCAAGACGCAGATGGCCGCCATGCTGGCGTCGTGGACGGTGGAGGAGGCTGCGCGGGACGGCCGCAAGAATTGCGAGGTCGTGGTGTTGGCGACGCAGATGGACAAGGCGGCGCTGGTGCAGGAGCGCATCCGCGAGGCCATGGGCGAGGAGACGGAGTGGGAGTTCTACGGCGGCAAGATGAGCACCGTCGGCGCGCTGGCGACCCATCCGGGCGGGTCGATCAAGTGCCGGCCGAGCACGGTCAAGAACGCCGACGGCATCACGCCGACGCTCTTGATCTGCGACGAGGCAGCGCGCATGGATGACACTTTTACCCGCGCGATCACGAGCCTGACCAAAGTTCGCGGCGCGCAAATGCTGGTGATCACGACGCCCGACGCCAGGCAGTACGAGAACCCGTACGGGTCCATGATCCGAGGGATCGAACGCAGCCTGGACGGGAACGAACCGATGCCGACAGGCACGGTCGGCCTGATCTACGGCATCGACCCGGACGATGCGCCGGATGACCGAGAGGCGTGGATCAAGGCGTGCCCGTCGATGGGCGTGCACAAGACCGTCGCCGACTACGAGCTGGTCATGGCGCAGACGCTGAACTCGGGCGTGCCGGCGTTTCGCGAGGAGTGGTACACGCAGCAGCTGGCGACCTTCGCCGATGACCTTGCCGGCGGGCTGCCGCTGGCGCTGTTTGACGCGTGCGTAGAGCCGTGGGAGCTGGAGTCCGCAAGGAACCTACCGGGCGTCATTGCGGTGGACTTCAGCCAGGGCGGTTGGGCGAGCAAGGGCCAGTTCGACCTCACGTCCATGAACCTTGCCGTGTGGAACGGCCAGCGGCTGCTTTCCCGGAGCTGGCACTACTGGGCTGGCAGCGACCTTGTCTCGGACGAGGTGCGGAGCCGGCAGCCGCTGCGCGATTGGCGCGACAAGCTTCATCTCAACGTGATGGGAAATACCGTGGATTACAGCGTGCTTGAGGGACAGATCCAGGCGCTGGCGCGCGTCGTGGACCTCAAGTTCTTCACGGCCGACCCGGCGGGCAAGGCCGCCGCCTGGTGCGAGTCCATGGAGCGCAAGCACGGCTGGCAATGGACGCGCGCGCCGCAGAACGTGGTGTTCATGGGCAGCGCCTGGGCGATTTGGGCAGACATGGTCCGAGGCCGCCGCATCCAGTTCGACAGCGACCCGGTGCTGCGCGCGAACCTCGCGCACACCAAGCTGCGGCCTGGCGACACGGGACTGTTCGTCCCGAGCAAGGGCCGCAGCGAGTCCAACATCGACGCCGTGACGGCGTGCTGCATGGCGGTCAAGGTGCTGAACGACCGCGAGATGCTGGCCGAGAGTGCCTACGGCACCGACCCGTCACGCATCGTGATTTGAGAATCTCCGTGGCACTTCCACCGTAAGCATTGACAACGCTGCCGCATCGTGCGGAACTTCGCACGATGGCGCTGTGGACTTCCATCTTCAAGCGGAGCACGCCGCAGATCTCGTGGGAAACGCCCACGAACTGGGTGCAGACCGACGTGGTGGAGCTGCCGGCCGTGCAGCGCGTGATCCACACCATCGCCTCGGACATTGCGCGCTGCCCGGTGGTCGCCACCGACAAGCAGGGCAACCCGGTCAACGAGCCGACCGTGGTGGAGCTGCTCGAAGGCCAGGCGTGGGGCGACGTGCTCACGGGCGCCGACCTCCGCCGCTGGATGGTCGCCGAGTGCCTGACCACCGGGAACGCATTCGCGGTGGTCATGACCGACACCGCCGGCGCGCCCGTCGCGCTGCGGCCCATTTCCACGAACGACGTGGCAATGGAGCAGCAGACCGACGGCACCGTGGTCTGGACGTACAAGGGCGTGGCCTTCGATTACAGCTACGCCGTCCATTGGAAGGCGCTGCCGACGCCAGGGAACCCGTACTGGGGAACCTCGCCGCTGGCCGCGTGCAGCACGTCGCTGATGGCGCTGGCCTACCTAGAGAGCGCTTTTAACGCGACGGCCAAGTCGGGCGGGCTGGGCAAACTGAGTTTTTCCCACCCGGGCGCCGTCAAGCCCGAGACGCTGGACGCGATCCGCACGGCGTTTGCCACGCGGCACAACACTCCCACGGGCGCGGCCGTCCCGATCTTCGTCGGCGAAGGGATGAAGATCGAACAGGTCGCGCAGACCATGGCGCAAGACCTCCTCGCCGCACGCGCAGCCGGTGCGAGGGAAGTGGCGGCGCTGTTTGGCGTCCCGAGCGCCATGCTTGACCAGAGCGACGCGCGCACGCAGCCCGAAGTGGCGCAGTTCTACGCGAACGCGCTCGCGGCGTGGGCCGAGTCATGGATGGCCGAGGTGACCAGCAAGCTTGCCGCTCCCGGCGTGCGCGTGCGGATCGACTTCAGCCCGATCACCCAAGGCGACTTCCGAACGGCCGGCCGCGCCTACGCGCAGCTCACCCAAGTCGGATGCCTGGCGCCGAACGACGTGCGCCGCCGGCTGGGCTTCCCGGTTGTTCCTGGCATGGACACGCCGCGCCCGGTCATCTCGGGCGTGACGCCCAACCCGACGGAGGAGGCTGCCGATGCGCCGTGAGTTCCGCGCCCAGCTGACGCCTGGCACCGAGGGCCGCATCAAGGGCTACGCGGCGCTCTTTGACCATTGGTCGCTTCCGATCTCCGAGCGCGGCAAGGTGTTCCGCGAGCGCATCAAGCGCGGCGCGCTCACGCCTGAGTCGAACGTGTCCATGTGGTGGATGCACGACTCCAAGAACCCGCTGGCAAACACGCGCAGCGGAACCCTCTCCATCCACGAGGACGAGAAGGGAATCGCATTCGACGCCGACCTCGGCACGAGCGCCCGCGCGGACGAGATCCGCGACCTGGTTGCGCGCGGCGTGGTCAGCGAAATGAGCATTGGCTTCACGGTCGAAGCCGACGCGTGGGACGGCGCAACGTCCCGAACCGTCACGAAAGCAAGACTCCACGAGGTGAGCCTCGTGGAGAACGCTGCGTACCAAGGCACGTTCGCCGAGGTCCGCGAGGAGAAGAAACCAATGGGACTGAAGGAAAACCGGGCCCGGGCCGCGGAGCTCCGCGCCGAGTACCAGAACGCAACCGACGAGCGCCAGCTCGAAATCCTTGAGCAGATCAACGAGGTGGACGAGGCCATCGCGGCCGAGCGCGCCGCCATGGAGGCGAAGCTGTCCGCGCCGCCGGCGCTGAAGGTGGCGCCGACCGTCCGCGCGGCCGCGCCGAGCCGCGACAGCGTGGAGCGCGAGTGGTTCCGCACCGGCTGGCGCTCCGAGCGCGCCATGACGATGGGCAGCCTCGGCAACACCGCGATGACCAACACCCTGACGGGCGAGTTCATCAAGGCGCTGGACCAGGAGTCGGTCCTGCGCTCGCTGTGCACCGTGGAGGTTCGCGGTGGTGACTCGGACGTGGCCATCATCAACGCCCGCATGAGCACGGCAACGCTCCTCGCGGAAAGCGCGTCGTACACCGACCAGGACTTCACCACCAGCCGCATCCAGTTCTCGGCGTACAAGACGGGCGTCCGCACCGACGTGACCGAGGAGGCGCTTACCGACACGGTGTGGGACGTTGCCTCCCAGGTCGTGCAGGAGCACGGGCGCGCCCACGGCCGCTGCTGGGAGAACTTCTACGCCACCGGCACGGGCAGCAGCCAGCCGCGCGGGATGTTCCACAGCGGCGCCGGCTACAGCACCACCACTTGCGCGGCCGCCGGCGAGCCGGTCCTGGACGACCTGCTGAAGCTGTACTTCGCCATCAACCCGGCGTACCTCCCGAGCTCGGCCTGGCTCATGAACCAGGCGACGTGGGGAATCGTGGTCCGCACGGCCGCGAGCGGCAAGTACGTGCTGAACGGCGAGAGCGGCAACATCCTCCAGGACGGCGCGGTGGCGCTGCTCCTCGGCAAGCCCGTGTACCTCTCGGAGTTCGCGCCGACCGCTACCACGGCCGGCACGCGCCGCGTCGCCTTCGGCGACTTCAAGCGCGGGTACCGGATCATCGACCGCAACACCATCAGCTACACGGTGGATGACGTGAGCCGCCGCAGCCAGGGCGAGATCCGGTACTCCAGCCGGATGCGCTCCGACGCGAAGCCGGTGGACACGGCCGCCATCCGGATGCTGATCACGGCCTGATTGATCCTCACCATCGCCCTCTGGCGGGCGGGCCTTCGGGTCCGCCCGCCAGGGATGGGGCGCTCCGATGCCCACGAACTACGTCCCAACCACGGCGGAAGCGAAGGACTGGCTGAACGTCGTAGGCCACACGGCCGACGATGCGAAGATCGCGTTGGCGATCACGGCCGCCTCCAACGAGTTCCAGAACGCGACGGGCGTCGACCCGGCGTCCGCCGACGCCGGGCTTGGGG